GGGGATTTGAATTTTCAGTTTTGGCGATACTGAAAAAGTTCCGTTGTGTCCGTTACGCTGGCGCGTATCTTTAAGAGACACGTGTCCGTTGAAGATACAGTTTATGACCGTTCAAGATACGATTCAACGGAATGATAAAATCATTATTTTAGCCTCAGCGAAGCCGCATGTCAAAGTCACGAGATTTCGTTTTCACCTTGAACAATTGGACTTTAGAGCAAAAGGATTGGCTCTTAAACTACCGGGAGTTTGAGTATGTCATGTTGGCACAAGAGGTCGGTGAGAGTGGAACTCCACACCTGCAAGGGTATTGCCGATTCAAGAACGCACGATCACTGCAAGGAACATTATCCAATGTCCGAGGGAATGGAGGTCCACAAGGGATCCACATGGAAGTCTCGCGAGGGAACTTCGCCCAGAATCTCGCGTACATTCAAGGACCCTTTGACGATGGTGACAAGCATAAAGACGCAAACCCTACCTTTGAAGAGCGAGGGAAGCGACCAGCGCAAGGTAAGCGCACTGACATTGAGTCTGCCTACGACTATTTAAAGTCAGGCAAGACAATCCACGATGCAATCATTGAGGGTGTTCATCTTGATCAGGTCGTGAAGTTCTCACGTGGGATGCAATTAATGCAAACCGCACTGATGCCCACGAGGTCTTGGAAGACGGAAATATGGTGGCTTCATGGCCCGACTGGGAGTGGCAAGTCCCGCTGGGCACACGAGCAGACAGAAGGAATAGCCTACAGAAAGATGGGAGACAACAAGTGGTGGTGCGGATATCATGGCCAGACGGATGTTATACTCGACGACTTCAGGCCTACGAAGGAGATACCCTTCGCGTTTCTGTTAAACCTACTAGACCGCTACCCATTGTTGATCGAAACGAAGGGTGGCACGACCCAGATGATCGCGAAGAAAATATTTATAACAACCCCCTTGGGTCCCCTGGAGACATTCGAGCATTGGGAATGGCTTGGGCAAGAGAGTCTGGCCCAACTACGGAGGCGGATCGAACATGTCATAGAGTTCCCCCAGATGGGGGCCTCTTACGATTGGGACAGGAAGCGAGAGAGTCATGGAACGATAGTTCCAAGTTTTCGCCCATCTTAGATGGGGAACGTACATTAACAGATGAAGAGTGGGCTAATTTATTGAGTTTTTTTAATTCATAATTAATTGATTATTCGAAAAAATTAAATTCGCTAAGCTAAGTAGTTTCGGTGTATCCACCAAGTTCTTCAGTCTCCACATTAATCTCCTGCTGGGTAGCAAAGGCACCAGCAACAGGAAGGGTAGACTGATTGTAAGATTGATAAGGCTTGTTAGTAAACATAGCCCTATATTGATGATTCTGAGTGCAAGTGACAACACAAGCTGTGCCTCCAACATTAACATCAGAGTCAGCACCATCACAGACAAGAGCAAGGCCCTTGGTTATAATCATAGTAAACTGGGTCTTAGGAGACTGAGTGGCAGGAACACCAGAAGAAATCTGAGAGTTCATCTGCTTACCAGTCATACGGAATGGAGCATACTTGACAGTATGATAAACGTTCTGACCAGGCTCTAAAATATAACGCTTCTTAGAAAGTATTTGATAATACTCCTTAAAGCTATTATTGCGAACACCGCCCTGTCCGGGGCGTTGATTGAGTGTGCTCGTAGATAGGGCAGCAACTTGAATAGGGGTTTGAGCGTTAGCAAGAGTATTGCCAGCAGTCAAATCAGTATTCCATCGAGTGATAGGATCGATGTTTTGATAGCGCTTGGATTTGATCTGGAGAAGCTCAACCTGCATAGTATGGCTGCAAGTGTTAGCAATGAGGTAAGTAACCTTACCACCAAGATAATTGAAGGTCCAATCAATAGCAGTGCTAGAAGAAATAAAATTGTTGGTCGCCGCATTCTGGGCGTCAAGCGACTTTGTATACCAAGTCTGCAACGTATTGAGGTTCATAAAGGATTGTTGGTCAACAATCTGCTGTCCGACAGGACTGCGAAGATTACCAGTGGTAAAACCATAGCCTTCAATTCTTTCGCGAAGAATAGGAAACAAGGCATCGCAAAGCTGCTTATAAGGAAGAACAGCTTGAGTAATACGACCGCGTCCAGTAGACCCGGTCTGAATATCTTGAGAAGAGGTACGACGACCTCCAGTAGCACGAGTAACGCCAGGAATGGCAGAAGCGATCCAACCACGATTACGTGCTTGTTGTTGCATTCGCTTCTTGTGTTGACGATCGAGGAACCTAGTTTCAGAAGAAACACCCATACGACTAGAGAAGTACTTATTGTGCATTCGATCGACAGGAGGGCCTAACTGACTGCGAGTGATCGTGCGATCGCTCCTCTGGCTGCTCTGACTGCCCCGGAGAGCCAAACGCCGCTTGGAGTAGCCACGTCGTGAGGAACGCACAGAGCGCTTCGGCAATCGTTGAGAGTAGCGACGCATATCGTGGCGTTTTGAGAATTGTGAATAGCCGTTACACGGCACAAAAGTGTTGGCACAGAAGTTGCCAGGGTAATACTAGGGGACCTCTGTGCTACACCGTCGTTGCGGTGTTGGTCGGTCCCCTTACCTGGCAACACTCACCGTTTTGATAGACGGGCGTACTATCCCTACTCGGGGTCGACTACCACTACACGGGGTCGGTGGTTGCGTCGGCGCTGCTGCGCCTCCTACGTACGTCCTAACACTACCAAGTCGCGCCTGCTGGCGCTCCACCAAGTCGCCGCTGCTGCGGCTCCAATACCGCGGGGCCCCGCCGCGGCTGCTGCCGCGTCGCC